GCCATTCTATAAGCTTTATTCATTGCGCTTATATCATTAGCCATATAATTTCCAACACCGGAAGTCTTAAATCCACCTATTCCCGAAGATCCCCGTTGCATAGAAGCACGCTGCATATAAGCGTCACCGATTTGACCAATTTTAGAAATTAAAAATCCAGAAATACCACCTAATGAAGCAGCTCCTGCCATACCCATAAAAGAATAACCTTTTTTATCATTTCCAGGCGAAGACTGACCACCCCCACCACCCCCACCACCGCCTCCACCCATGCCACGGTTCTTAATAGTAGCTGTGAGCATGGTAACGCTTTGATTAAGCTTTAAAATGTTGGTACTGAGTTTTATATTCGTATCTATTAACTTTTTTGCGCTATCATCAGGTCTTGAGGTTCCGGTAACTCCTTGTTTCGTACTGGCTTGAATGGCTTTACTTCTCATGCCACCGACTGCGCCCATACCGGAACCAGCTGTTCCTCCACCACTCTTATATTTAAAATTTATATTATAATCCATTACTTCACCAGTCCTTTACCCTGTAATAAATCCCAAAGCCTTTCAGGGTTACTATAATTTGCACTTGTATTTGTTTCAACTACTTTTTCTACTTCCCGTTCTTCTGCGACTATACCAAACTCTTTATTAAGCTCGTTTATACGCTTTTTCTTTTCAGTAAATAGTTTTTCTTTTCGTACCTGTGATAAAGGCTCGTCATTAATACCTGCCATATCAATTTCGGTTTCGGTTAGTGTTACGGTTTCAAGTTGTTGGATTTCGGCAAGTCTGGTTTTGTAATCAACGTTTCGCTTCCACTGGTCTATTTCGGGGATATGAGCCATTAAATAAATAAGGAAAATCTTCTGTTCTTCAAAAAGATTTTCCTTATCAAAATTTGTGGGAAATATGTTAAAGTGACGGATCATAAACCCGTCTATAAAGTATTGATCTTTTTTAGATTCCAGTAGAAGGTTTATTTTTTTTTAACGCCTCTTCAAGGTCTGTCGTGTGTTTCCTGATTTCGTCTGCTACAAGATTTATAAGCTCTCCATCAATCCAGTTAATGCAAGATTCATGTGTTTTAAAATCTTTAGGCATTTCTTCTGTACAGACATCAACCATAGCCACATTTTCAAAAAACATAAAATCAGCGTTAGTCATAGCTTCTATTGCCTGACCGTCCTGAAGTTTCATCCTTCTCTGGGCTACTTTGATTTTATCAAGTGGAAACATAGCCCTGATCCGGAATTTAAGTCCTTTAATCTCTACGTTTTTAAATTTCTCATTATCGAGATCTAGTAGGTTCATTTTACTTTATTCTCTCCTTAGATTTTTATTTTATTTTTAAGAAATTGCAAGCCCAGGTATCAACATCCTCGCACGCCATCTGGTCTGGCGTTTCATCAGCGACCCTACAGCAATTGTAAGATTTCCCCCACCATACTTTGCTCCCAAAATTGTAGAGAGAATTGTAATTGTGTGAACATCTACAATCGTAAATGTGTAAAGTCCTGCGCTGTTTATGTTGTTCTTTCCATCTGCCTGCCACCCTGGCATACTGACTGACCCTGCTATATCAGCACCTCTGAGTAGAAAAGTTCCTAAGTCAAAGTCACAATTGTAACCCATACTTAAAAGGTCTCTGTACCCGTAATAACCAAGACTCTGTACACCGTCAAGCATATAGTCTTCGTTTATATTCATTTCGGTTGAATAACCTAAGATTGTATTGTCCTGCATTACAAAGCAGTCTATACCCGATCCAACTGGTCCCTGTGGCTCACCGCCTGATCTAAAAGCCATATACTGCCCTCCTTAAATGTATTGTCCTGGTGTTATGAAAGTGAAAAAGTTAAAAGCAAATCTAGGTGTTACGCTCATTGTAAATACGGCTTCTGTTATGAACTGCTCACCTTCTTGTCTAAATACAACATTTGCAAAAGCTGGCTGTACTGCGCCCGTGTCCGGATCTGTATAATCGGTAATCCATTTATAACTATCTCTAAAAAGTACGGGAAACAGATAAGTGGTTATTTTGTTCTGAATACTTGCGATTATTACAGAGTTTGCAACGCTGTCTAACGCTCTGAGTTGTTCTATGATATATTCTTCATAGAATTTTGTGAGAACGTTGATTTCATAAACCACTGCAGGGTTAGTTCGAGTAACCTGACTTCCCTGATAAGTAGTGTTATTTATAAGTATTTCGAAGTTCTGAGTACCGTTGAAAACATTGTTAGTTTTCTGAATAAGTGTTGCTCCGGCTTCAGCATAATCATTCTGATCTTCTTCCGCTATTTCCGGTGTTGAAAGTACGTTCAGATATTTAAAAACTACATCCATACCGACATTGTTTGCATATCTTAGTCCTGCTATCATAGCACCAAGATAATACGCTTCAAAATCATCTGTAGGCACGACTTTATTAACATAATCGTATCTTTTGAAAGGACTTACGCAATACTCGGCATAAGCACTGTTTATTGACTTCATTTCTGCGATTCTCAGAGCTTTAGTATTCTCAACCGTACTTGCTCCGCTTATCCACTGTCTGTATTTTTTAACAGTAAGACCGTTCATTTTGGTAACATGAGCATTTACAAGAGCTTTGATGGTTGCACTTCCACTCATAATCACAAGACCGTTGAGGTCGTATTTTTCGAGTTTTTCAAGCGCATCTGTCCAGTTCTGAGTTGTTGCAGCACTTACAGTTCCACCGGTTAGAAATAAGAAATTGGCAAGGTTATCCGGCACAAGTCTTGTACTTCCTGTATGTAATGTAGCGGTAAAACTTTCAGATCCCGTTATGGCTCTGATCAACGCCTCTACAATAGCAACGCAAGGATAAGCTGCGCTTACAATATCCTGACTTGTAACGATATCGAATATTCTCGGAATTTCATCGCTCTTACCTGTAAGATTACAAGTATATGCGGTTTTAGAATTTATGTAATTAACAAGGCTGCCAAGATCTTCATAATCGGCAAGAGTAATGTCAAGATTGTCACCTGTCGCACCCGAACAAACGGTAGTAATCTTAGTTGCGGATATACTGAGAAGACTTGAATCACTTACGCCTGTGTATTGAACACTCATCATAGGCAGCGTAAGATTATCTTTGTTGAGAAGCTCGTTACCCTTATAAAGCAATTGCAAAAGTTTTCCAGTACTGCTTCCTGCGCTTGACTTAACCGCTGACTGATTACCATCGGTTCCAAACTTATTGAATTTAATATCAATAATTGATGTAGCACCATTTAGTAAAACCGCATTGGCTTGAGTCATTTCATTTACAACAATACAATCGGCTTTCGAAGGTGAGTTAAATCTTTCGTCTTTAGAAGGTGTGAGAAAAAATTCAGCACCATAATAAAGAGGACCGCCACCGAACACATTAAGAGCTTGAGCTTGTCCATTTACGGTATTTATCACATCTTCAACATCGGTATAAGCATTAAAAGGAATACCGCCTTTTGTAGCTTCTCCCATTATGATTACACGACCGGTCAGATTTCCAAGACCCTGTTCTGCAGGGAAAGACCTCTTGGTATATGATCCAGGTTTTATAATCTTCTGTCCGGCAAAATCATAATATACTGCCATACCCGTTTACCTCTTATTTAGTTTTTTCAGTTTCTGAGAAAAAAAGTTTTATCTCTTTTTCCCATTCTTTGACTGTTTTTATACAATACTTCGCCCCGTTTCGGGAAACAAACCACTGCTTTATCACGTTATCAATTCTTCGTTTATCGGAATAATTAGAGAGATATTCTTCTAAGGTTATTCTGTCCTCTGCCATGTTTCCGTACTCCCTGGAACTTTAAATGTACCGTTAAGATCGTGTCCTGATAAATGATCTTCTGTGAATATCGTATAATTATGATAAGTATTGAAAAATGTCAAGTTATATTCTGTACCGAAAAGTACACGTCCGAAATTGAAATTAGTCAGACCCTTTGTGATTCTGTACTTCATATTCTTAAGAGGGGAGTTGTCGCCTGCCATACCCGTTACTATTTTTGAAAGTATAGAATCAAGCAATGTGGCTACAAGAATATCAATGTCCGGACTGTCTGACCAAAGACTGATATTTATTTCTTCGTTATATCCCCACATATGCTTTTGACATCGCATAATGCCTGTGGTTTTTCTATATTCGGCAATAATATCATCTATTTGTTTAGCTGTTATTATTCCAATAGCATTTCTTTCTTTTTGAGTTTTATTTGACAATTCTCTAAATTCTGTAATCCAGTCATCATCAACTATAAAAGGCTGATATGATTTACCCATAGTCACACCGTCTTCACCCATATTACCAGGAGTTACGCTAATTGCCGGTATTATGCTTGATCTGGTATCGTCTTGTCTGACATTTGCATTTAAAGCACTACTCATTTCAGTGACAAGAGGGTGTTGTTTAGTAACATTAATCTTTTGAATCTTATTATTAAAAAGTCCGGCTATATCTCTAAGAGCAAGACCTGTTTCAATTTCAGTCTTGAAAAACTCTATACTTTGAATTGCATAATCACTGTATTCGGCTATTATACGCATTATTCTACCGCCGTTAAAAGTTTGGTAATATCACTTTTATTTGTCTTTGTCCAGCTCTTCGCATATATGATTTTGGGATAGCGACGATTCTCTAAGTTGTTCGGTTCCGGATTATCCTCAAAACAGATAAAAGCCGGTTTATAGCCATACTTTAAAGAAACAGTGGCTTCGTCTTTTGGTTTATTTTCTGATATCCATGACACATATCTGTTACCGATAAGGATATAATCTTCATCTCTATAGTATATCTTGCCATCACTATCAAGGCATACATCATTTAATTCAATGACTTCAATTTGCCATAACTGATCAAGATTTCCTCTATGTGTAAATATTTCAGTTTTAAACTGTGCATCTGCAGCAATTACTATAATATCACCTTTAGCAATATTAAACCACGGAAATAAAGCCATTCTTATAGTTCCGGACTCAATATCGTTTGTCCAGACCTCAAGATCATCTTTAGTCTTTAAATCTGCGGTTATTATTTGCGTAAGGTCTGAATAATAATAATCCGCTTTCATTTGTCCTTTTACGATAGTCTCTTTGGTTTTAATCGTGTTGCCAATTTTTTCATAAACTTCAATATCGGTACCGGTAACAAAATTATATACTCTGTTTATTTGTGTAATATCGGCTTCAGCTCTTAAAGGGTTACTACTCTGATATTTTGCATCATAATAAGTCTGAGTAGGGAACATCAGCCCATGCTCTTCGTCAACGTCTAAGACATCACCTTCAACTTTAGTCCAGCCGTCAAAAAAATAAGTAACTCTCATTTTTTCGTAATCTCTGGCATTTATATTGTTTTCAACATATATCTTGTTTTCATCAAAAGAAGTTACGGGCATTTGCTGAATACCGCCCTGAACATCACTTACCACTCTTTCGACTTTGGTAACTTCAAGTATGGGTATGTAAAAAGGGCTTAATTCGGTTACATCGCAATTGGTAAGACTTGGCTCATCTGCAATCATAAAACGTCTTTGATAGGTATAGACAAAACCCTCGCCTTTGCAGATAGGGCAGTATATATCAGCACTCCCCCCATTTGCAGGAACGCAAGGACAAAAAAGTGCTTGTTTTATCTTGCAAAGTTGACCATGATTTTTGACAAGTTTTTTAAAACTTTCGGGATTTCCATAAACAACTAAGCTGTTGTCCTGACCTATGTTACGGCTCTGACCCATTACTCTACAA